AACAACATCAATATTATATTGATCTAATTCTTTATTATATGTTTCTAATGCTTTACAATAATCAGTATTCTCTTCTTCAATATCACGATTATAAACTGTAAATGATACTTCAGTATAATTTTGATACCGATCCATATCAGTATGGAAAATAATATCAGATAATTTAGTTCCAGAAGGAGCTAAATCCACAATATCTTGTAAAGGTGAACCACTTCTGCCTAAAGGCAGAAGCTTTTGAAATAGATTGCTCTATCGCATGGCTCGTTCCGAGCCTTGAACATTTTTATTATATATCTACCTTAACAGTATTTTCAACTTGAAAAGGGAGCAATATCACGAAGTGATATTACGATCTCTTGCAAAACTAAAAGTTTTGCTCGAATAACCTTATATTTCTTACGTCTCAAAGGAGAAATCTGCTTTGCAGATTTCAAAGTTAATTGAGACAGCCATTAAAAATATACTTAAATTTCAGAGAACATATTAGGGAACTTGTTCAACCTAATACAATAACTACTATAACAGGTAGTTTTAAGGTTGTAATTAAAAATAATATTACGATGTAAAAATTCATTCCCTGCCTAAAGGCAGGGGTCTTCTTTTTTAAGAGAGGATAACTTTTGCCAATATCTAATTTTCGGAATTGTTCGTGGTTCTTCTTGCTCTTCAAAATATTCATCTAAATTAAATTCACTATCTCCATTTAATTCGACATCATAATAAATAACAGTTTTACCAGTTGAATTTGTTAATCTAAAATTTTGAGGTTCAGGCTTAACTGGTGCATATGGTTTATTGTGTGGATAATTAACTGTAATCATTTAGTTTCCTTTTTACTGCGTTCTAAAGAAATATCTTCAATAAATGGAAATACCTCAATTAGTTCTTCAACATCAAAAACTTTAAATCCTACTCCACATTCATAAGCATTAGATAGAATTTCTTGCAACTCATGATTTAATTCAAGCCCTGTCACAAATCTACCTGATGCATGAAACTTACCATTATCATTTGTATAAATATAGAATGGTTTTTTTGATTTTAGATGTTAAGTCAATTACCACCAGCACTAGGCTGGTGGCTTGTGAGTAGCTTACACTCCCACAATAGGCTGAAAGACAGCAGCCTCGCATGATTCCCTATAGAAATCATGCGCTTTATCACGAATATTTCTACTCGCATTAAGATCTGCATTTAAAGTATATCCGCATTGTTTGCACACAAACAATGCTTGAGTTTTTCTATTAGCTCTTGCACAGTGTCCACATTTACTACATGTTTGACTAGTATATTTAGCTTCTACTTTTATAATGCCAATGCCTTTGGCATTGGCTTTGTATGTAAGAAATTGTTCTAATTGGTAAAAACTCCAATTATTAATTAATATTCTTACTTCTTTTCTTAATCTTTTTGCTCTTATACCAGTTAAATCTTCTAGCACTAATGTGTCTCCTGGATTTAAACTCTCGATAATACTTTTCGAAATTTTATGATTAATATCCGCCTTAAACCGTTTTTCTTGTCCAGAAATTTTCTGTAAGTGTCTTTTGGCAGATTTTGTGTTTACCTTATGTAGTTTTCTTCGAAGGTTACGATAATATTGGGAAACACGTTTTACGTGTTTCCCAGTGTAAAACTTGTTGTTTGATGTTACTGCTAAGTTAGAAATTCCTCTATCTAATCCAACAAACGTCCCGTTTGTTGGAGTGTCAGTAATATCTTTCTCAAAAGTTATATGTAAATATACTTTATTTTTGATAATAACTAATTCAGCGGAGGCATATTTCCAAATAGAAAAATATTCTTTATTATAATCAGAAATGATTAAATTATATCTTTTTCTACCATCGCAAGTTAGTAAACTAACTTGCGATTTGTTTAAGAATAAAGAATAGGAATTTTTGTCATATCTAACAGATTGACGTTTAGACTTTGGGCAGACTTGTATTTTCTTTTTGCGAAGTGCATTAAGCACTTCGCTTGATTTATTTCTAGCAGAACAAGTTAATTGAGAAGGTAGATTGAATTTACATCTAACATCAGAATAAGTTAAGTTATGTAAATCAATACTGTGAGATTTTTTATTGGCAAAGCCAACTTGACAAACATAATTAAAAGCATTAGTATAAGCTATAGCAGTAGGAAGCAGTTCTGCTACTTCCGCTGTTATCTTAAACTTAATGGTCTTAATTAGTTTCATAATATGAATGATGTTATATGCATAGATTTAGTTTAAAAGAAATAAGAATGCAAAATTATTCCCCTACCACAAGGGTCCTTTTTCAAAGATCATGAAATCGTCGAAGTTGTTTTCCGGTATATTCTATTGAACATCCAGATTCAACTAACAACTTATAAAGCATATCGCTTTTTTCAAATAATTTAGGTATCATTTTATTTTAGTCCACCAAATGTCTTTTGGCGTTTTAACGGATTCATATCCGTCATATTCTTCAATAATATATTTTTTACCTTTAATTTCTTTTATTTTAAGTTCGGCATAAGATCCTGAAGCATCACCACCTAATTCTTCTATAACTTGAACTAATCTAGGATCATGTCTAGATAAATCATTAGGTATATTATAAATATCTCCTAAACTTATTAAATCATAACTATCTACTTCTTTAATTTCTTGAGCCATTTCTTCTACGCCTAACTCAAGAAGCCGTTCTGCAGCTTTACGAGATACACCAAATCCACCATAACAAGCATTATAAACTACTTTAGTTATAGGAGATTTGGGTTTACAAAGATTTATCATTTCTTGTAATGAGACTTTATCCATTATATTTGCATCGTGAAGATCTTGAGCACATTCATTAATTGCTTCAAGTATTTTTGATTTCTTCTTTGCCATTAGATTTTCCTTCTTTAAAAATCAGAACAAGGATCTCCAACTCTAAATAACATTAAACCTAAATCATGCCACATTTTACATACTTTTAATCGATCATCAAAAACACAAAAAACATTATATTTAGATTTGATTTCATTATTATAGATTTCTTTCTTAATAACTTCATCTGGTCTACTGTCTCCAGTTTTTCTCATAAGTAATTGATAAGAAAATCCAACGTGTTTTTTTAAGAAAGCTTCTGTTTGAGGTCTATAATCATCTGTCCGCCCAGAGCAAAAGATAATTTGATATCCTGCTGCTGATAGCTTCTCTAATACTTCAGCGACTGGCTCATTAAGCATATCATTATCTGCTTTAGATGCATCATAAGGACTTCGTGCAGGTGCTCCATTATGGCGAATTTCTACAGATCCATTCTTACGAATCGGATTAAACAAAGAAATAGTTCCATCTAAATCACATAGAACTGCCCATGTTTTAGACATATCAAGAACCGTCTCTTCAGACGAAACATTAGATACTACAGGAGTATATACTCCACACATTTCCATTCGAGGCTTGTAATGTTTATGTTGAGTTCCACCAGAAGCTTTCCACATTTTACGAATAGCATCTTCAGGAACACAGGCAAAACCTTCTCGTTTTGCATTGCGTGCAATAGCTTCATCAAGTTCAATATAAAAAGGCTTCTCTGTTACCATGCAAGGAACATTAACAGAATTAGCAATTTTACAAATATCATCAAATGTTCGACGATTAATATGACAATCATCAACTATTATCGTATCTTTTCCATTCTTTAATGATTGACGAATGATAAAATCACGTACAGCAATTACATCTCTCTCATTTTCAGGAGACCAAATATAATTGTGCATCATTGACCTAATATCATCTCGATTAATACGAACAGTATTAGGATTCTTTTTAACTTCTTCACGAGCCCAAGTAGATTTTCCCGCAGCTATAATTCCAACACATATAATAATTTTAAGCATTTATCTAAAAACTCCCATTAATTCTAAATAATCTAACCAGACACTCCAAGCTTGTTCTATAGTTACATCTGATTTAACTTCAAAACAAATACCTTGTTTATTAGATACAAAACATAACCACAAGTCACCTTCCCAAACCCAATAGCGGAATTCACTACCAATGCCCTGCCAACAACATTTCTGTTTCCCCAAATTTTCTTTATGAAATTTAACTGGTGGACGATTTAATTTACATAATCTTAAATATTGTTCCAACCTTATTGACTCTAAATGAGGAGGAAGAATATTCTCTAATGGTGTGGTATACCCAAGTAATCTAATCATTTAAAAGAAATCTTTCTGATCTACATATGTAATTCCACATCTTTTCGCAAATGTAGCGTCGCTGGTAAGATCACCACAAAAAATACAATCTTTCCTATTTAATTTATATTTTAACATAAAATCAATAAACAAACCTTGAAAAGGTTTTCTGCAATAACAAGAAATAGGAGCAGATTGATGTGGACAGAATTTATAATCAATATCATGACCTAATAATTTATTGGTATATTCAAATAATTCTACAGCTTTTTCATAAGACAAATCGCCTTTATGCACTCCGCTTTGATTGGATATTCCTAAAATCAAATAGCCTTGATCTTTAAATGATTGAATTACTTCTTTACGTCTTGGCAAGATCTTAATTTGATCAATTTCTGTAGGAAATTTGCCATTACCACCAATGCATTCCCTCAAAGTTTGATCGTAATCAAAAATCGCAGCCTTCGCTGTAAATGTAGGGTCATCCTTGCGAACAAATGGAACAACCTCTACTGTTTTGAATCCTTCAGCCACTGTTGGTTTTTGATATTCTTTTTTGTATTTAAATAATACAGCGGGAGGAAATACATTAGTATGCTTTGCTTTCTTAATTTCTTCTGGAGAAGGAAATTTACCAATAAGTTTGAAAGCTCTTTGAATTACATTAAAAGTAGATTCCTCAATTGAAGTTCCCATAACAATACAATTAATATCACATCCATACTTTTTAGCTAATTCAATAAATGGTTTTCTTACTTCAATTGTTGGAAACAAATTATCAAGAACTACATTTTTGTTAGTCTTTAACAATTCTTCCATTTTAGGAAGCAAAGATACGATTGTTCCACCCTCTGTATCTCTATTAAGAGAAACAAATCCTTTATCAGTAAGTTGTTTTGTATATGTGCTCTTACCTGATGATGGGAAGCCAAGGATCATTGTAACTGATGATGTCATATTTTTCTTTCTTAACAAGCAGGTTCTATTTGATATTCTGGAATCATAGCTTCCAATTGTTTTCCAGATTGTAAACCAACTACAGTTTTTGTAGGCTTACCATCTTTAAATAAAATAATTGTTGGCACTGATCTAATACCATATTTTTTAGATAATTCATTAGAATCATCAATATCAACTTTATATACTTTTACTAAACCACGATTATTATTTTCATAAGCTTCTAGTATAGGTAATTGTCTATTACAAGCACCACACCAAGGTGCCCCAAATTCGACCAATACTGGAATTTTAGAATCAATTACTTCACTTGCAAACGTTTGTTCTGTAACATTTAATATATTATCACTCATAGTTGTCCCTCGTCACTAATATAGATTTTATAAAATTAATGTCAAGGGCGCGTAATTATTTTTTTATAGTTATATTTTCATTAAGTTTTGAAAATAAATCAAAGAATGTTTTACATTCATACAATTTGTGATGTGTAATCATTTCGAAATCAAAAGAATTATATAGACCCATAACTTGCACTTCATTATCTACACGATTTATTAATAAGAATTTACATAAGTTTTCTAATGTTTCAAATTTCTTTTTTGATTTTATCTCTTGCATAACTTTTTGTTTAGCAAAATAGCAAGCAGTGACAACAAGAACTACTTTTTCTGTTGGCACTAAATCATTATAATTAAGATTCATCTCACCAGTTTCAATTAAAGCTCTAACAAATGGCTCAAACTTTTTATAATGTTCATACCAAATCTTAAATCTAAAACCAGCTTCTGAACCAACAAACCCAGAAATAATCTGGGTTACTGTATCAATATCAACAATTTTTAATTCTCTAGCTTTAATTAAAGCATCTGATGCTAAAGTCCATCCTCGTGGAGATGGTGATGCATAACTTAAATCTTCTGTCTTACCACAAGCAAATTCTGGATTACTACGAAGAAATCCTAAAATAAGATCATGAACATCATGTAACTTTGCCCAATCTACCCACTTTTCAAAATTAAAAGATAATATGTATTTAGCGCCACGATCTAATAATGCAGAACTAACTATATTTGAATTAGCTCCTTCATTTATTAAATTACCAGTTAATATACTAGTTATTACATTTATACGCTTACCGTTTATCTTTTTGAATTGTAAAATTTCTAATAAAGGAGCAGTTACTTCACAAGGAGCTTTATCCACTTCATCAAATAATATTATACTATCTGGTTCTTTATCATCTTCTAATATAGGTAAAAAATAGGGAGACTTAAATGTTACAACGTCTCCAGAAGAATTTATGTCTGGATATCCGGCTAAATCAGGTCTTTCAATGACTGAAAGATTAATATAATTAACCTTAATATTACAATCTTTAGCTGCTTGTAGTATAATATGAGTTTTCCCGACACCTCGACGACCAAAAAGAAATAGGTTTTTTTGTGATTTTATAAAAAATTTACTTAAATTAGTAGCTTGTTCTTGATCAATCTCTGGTAGATTTAGTGAGTTGGACATGTTTTTCCTTATGAATTCACATGTTTATATAACAAAGTTTTATCAAATAAATGGTAACAACTTTTTAATTTCGTCAGACTCACCAAAATCTTTAACTAAAAGATCAATATAAGTTTTGCATTCATTATAATTTTCGCTAAAAACAGTTAATAATTTTCTTTTATCGTAAACATTTCGTAAACCATGAATTAAATAAAACAATTTTTCTTTAGCGGCTTTTTTAAATATATACTCTATAGTATTAGGGATATATTCTGAACATTCTATTATTAAGTTATAGATTGAAAATGAATTAGTAAAATCACTATGAATCACTGAAATTGATAATTCAGATTTCAATATTGCCTTACAAATATCACTATTATCTCCATTACATATAATGTCATTTTTAGCAAATAATCTTAATGATAAAGATGACGCAAAATAATCTTTCATTATTTGTAATGAAGGTCTAATAATATTATCTTGTGATATAATTTTGCATAACAAATGATATCTGGTTGAATCATCAATAACTTCAGCAAATCTGTATAATAATTCTTTTCCTTTATTTAGAGAGCATGTATTATAAATAAAGAAATTACAATGCTCTGATATGGCATAAGCAATGTCAAATGTTGTGTATTTTTTAAAATCTGTAACAGTTTTATTTATTTCATAAGAAGATAAATTAACAATATATAATATGGAATGCGCTCGTAAAGAACAAATAGATCTTGGATCGTGATCCAATATATAATAAAATAATAATGAATTACTATGATGAATGAAATACATATCTAACAAAACATCATTTATAGGTTTGTTAAAAGTATATAAACAATCATCTCCAGTATGCAGGTTACAAGCTTTTTCTAAATTAATTAATATATTAAATATATGTTCAAAAGAAATAGTTTGAAATCTATTTTTGAAATGAGACTCCAAACTAATTCCAGAACATATTTGTTTTTCCTGTTCATAAGCATCATATAAATCGTCAGGATTAACGACGTAATCTTTATTATCTGTTTCTAATTCCAATAACAAATCATAAAGTTTACTCATTCAATTATTGTCCAGATCTAAATTTCTTAAGTACATGAATTAAAATCTTCGCAATATTATTACTATCATCACCGCCTCGATGATGTGTTCCTTCTAATGGAATACCTAATAACTTTAATGCTGATTCCATACCAGGTTCTTTATTTAATCCATACAAAACAGCAAATACATTTTTAAGATTTATATGACGTTTTCCAAAAGGATACTTGCAATGAAAATCTGAGCAATTTCTTTCAAACATATTCTTATCATAATCGCCCCAACTTACCATTGTCTTATTATTAGAATAATAATCTTCATCAAGTTTATTACAAGCTTCATGAAATAAATAACCATTCTCTACCAATTTAGGCGTAATAGATGTAAGTTGTGTACAGAAAGAACTAATTTTTGATTGTTGAGGTTTAACTAAAATTGATTCATTTTTTATAATTAATAATTTATCAGTATTAACTTCAGTAATACCAATTTCTATAATTTCTGATTTTTCATTAGTTGGTTGGGAGTGAAAAGATTCCCAACAAGTAGATTCTACATCTACAACCAAAACACTATTCTTACTCATTTTTTAACCTTAAGAGATTCTGAAAAATTTGAAAACAATCTATCTACAGATTCATTAGTTGCCGGTGCTTGTTTCAATGATGGTGCTACTCTTTTTCGATCATCATCTTGAATGATTTTATCTGCTCGAAGATATTCTACTCTTGAAATTAAAAGCTTCATTGTTTCATTAGAAATGTTTAGTGCATTATTTTTAATGAATTTTTCAATTTCTTCGAAAGAATCAGATATTAATATCAATTTCGCAATCTTATTAACACGCGCTTTTTCATTTGAAGATTCATGCCTATTTGCAATTAATTGTTTAATGCTATCAGATAAAAATACCTGATAGACAAATGCAGCGATTCCAACAATCATTACAATTTCAAAAAAAGCACCAAGCAATAATGTTAACATTATTAAATTAACTTTCTAAAGTATTTTTTAATATTATACAAAGAATATTTAGATAATGATTTTTCAACCAATTGAATGCACAATTTATCTAAAGCAGCTTTATTTGGAAATTTTGGTAATATATTAGATGATAAGTACAATTCATTCAAACGTTTCTCTTCTGTATCAGCAAAATCAATTAATTGATCATATGTCCAAGCACCATTACGAATAGCTAAAAGCTCTTCACGATCTGGTCGTTTAACAATAACTTTACCAGTTGTAAGAATTTCCTTACACATCAGGATAAGTCTTACAAGGTGGTAAGCGTGCTTACAGTCATATCCGTACTTTTCTTCTAAAACAGCTCTTGCCGGATTACGGGTTTTCTTCCAATTTTGGTATTGATCCCATTCTTTTTTCTTGGTAGCATATTCTCGTTCTTTTTGCATAACCTGAATTAAATTATCATTTAATCCAATTTTACGAGCACTTGCTGCCCAATGTTGATCTGCTGTAATTTTCAATTCCGCCAACATTGCAATCATTGTATTTTGACAACCAATCTTGGTTGGCTCATCAAGATTATCAAGAAAATCAAGTTGAAACCTATCTAATTCCTTTTGAACTTCAGCATATGCTGCAGCCATTTGATCTTGTGGAATAAGAGTTTGTTCTGGTAAACCTAAAGAATCTCTAGTTGGTGGTTCTTTTGGAGGATTCATAATCCATCGCTTATGCCCCTTTATTCTGCGTAATTGAGAAACAGAATAACCCATAAAAGTCTGTTTAATCTTTTTGGATAAGAAATCATTCTTATGATCTAATATGGTTTCACCAATAGAATCAATATAAAGAATATCTTGCGGATCTACAAATAATACCTCTATTATGTTAGGGTTGCAATTTATGGCTAAATTAAAAAATTTCTTGATCTCATAAATTACCGTATCAGGATTTTTAAGTTCTGCTTGTTCAAAATTATTAATTGTTCCAAGAAAATATTCTTTAGGAGGAATACAAATGCCTTTCACATCAATATCTGATTCGGGCGTATTTGTACCATAAGCCCTGCTTCCATGTCTAACTAAATATATTGTTCTTTCAGAAATCCAAGATATATTTTTATTAAATTTTGAGTAAAAATCAGATAAAATCATATACAACTTCCAATCTCACTGCATAATATGCATATATAACATAATTTATTCTTCAATATAGGGGTCTTGTGCCAGAACTGCAAAATCCGTGTAATCAATATCTACATCAATATCTTCTTGATCATCATCAATAATTGCGTCTGGATGATTGCTCCAAAGACGCAGCTCAAAAAAAGCTGCATGTAAAGCTGCTCGTACTTCTGGATTCTTCTCTTTATCAGATAATTTCATAATCTTCAATAAAATATTATGTTGTGCTTCAAATTCTAATTCATTCCATAGCATATTATCCTCCAAAAACTTTTGATATATAAAACATATGTTTTATATTTACAAAATAATTAACAAATTAAATAATAAAATATATGTAGGAATCACCTCTAAAGGTGAGAAACGTTGGCAGCAACATCTTGCTATTTCAAAATCCGGACCTGACAAAAATAAATCAACATACTCATATATTCACAAAGCGATTAATAAGTATGGCTGCGAAAATTTTGAATTTATTATTTTTGATTCATTTGCAACAAAAGAGCAAGCATGTCAAGCTGAAATATTTTGGATTAAATTTTTTAAAGAAAATAATGTAACTTTATACAACTTAACTAATGGTGGTGATGGAGTATTTGGTTATCACATGTCCGAAGAACAAAAAATTAATAATTCAAACAAAATGAAAGGTAAATTTTCTGGAATTAAAAATCCATTTTATGGTAAGAAACATTCGCAATATGTTAAAAAATATATATCACGTATTAGAAAAAGAAACAAAAATAATCCAAATTATTATGGAGAAAAATGTTCAAGATCTAAATTAACTACAGAGCAAGTTAAAAATATATTAATTGATTATTTAGATCAAATGTCAACTACGGAAATAGCGAAAAAATATAATATCACATCAGGAGCTATTAAAGCTATTATTAATGGTAGAAATTGGAAACAATACAATTCAAATAATATTGCGAGATCAAAGCAAGAAGGTATTCAATTGTATTTTAACAAAAAATATGGGCAAATAGAAACGTTAGAAAAAACTTGCCCATATTGTCAAAAATTATTCTACATAAGATTAAGAAAGAATTCAAACAAGAAAAGAAATCAAAAATATTGCAATGTTAATTGTAGAGTTTCTGCATTAAATCAATCATCATCTTCACCAAGCTCTTCTTCCCAAGGATAATCAGTATCTAACTCATCTTCTAATTCTTCATCTTCCTCATCATCTTCATCATCTTCATAATCGGAAGATTGTTGAGTAGTATTAGTAATTCTAAGTCCACTAGAATTTTCACAATCAACTACAGAAAGTACAGTGTATTTACAAACTCTAATTTTAGAATTGTTATAATCAATTGGTACAGCAACTACATCAGCTGGATTAACTTCCACTTCAAGCATAACAGAATTAGCACCTGCGGAATACATATCATGAGCATAGTGCCAATTAGCTACGTGTAAACCATGGCTGCATGTCTGAGTAGAGTCTTCATTGACTTGATTTCGTGGCATTTCTACTGTATTTCCTACAGAATTATCAAAAGTACCAGAATAAGCATCAAGAAAATCTGAACGCACCTTCTTATATGCAATGAAGTTTCCGTTTTCTGTGATGGGATGGTCGTTCTTTTCTAAAAATTGAAACAGCTCGTTGACGGCACGGAAAGATGGATTTTTCTGGAGATTATCCGCAAACTTAATTAAAGGTTCATATGGAAGTCCTTCTTCAGAAAACTTCAAGATTTTTTCACTAAGAACACGAGGAGCTAAAACTCCATTAATTAAAATCTGTCCATCCTGAACTGTAAACTTACCTTTAGTAGAATGTTCCATTCGTTTAGCAACTGAAATATAATTTGGAATTTCATCCAGTTTATTTGCTTTAACAGCTTCAATTAATTTTTGTGCTAAAGAATCTGATTTTGGAACAATATGTGTTTGTCCATCATAATTTACTGTAATATTGTGATCCGTAATCAACCAATTAATCTTCTTCGTCATTTTATTCTCCTAAATTTCAAATTGCATCTATTAAATTTATATACTGTGTAAGATGATCAATAATTTCATAATATCTGTAAACATTAATATAAGACATTAAAGGATATTTTTTTAAATACTTTTCATTCATATGAATGATATCCTTGTTTGGATATTTTTTAGTATAATCATCTAATACGTTATAAGGGATAGTTCCGTTTATAAGTTCATAAATTTTTAATAATCCTAAATTAGTAGTAGACATATTCTTATAATGTTCAAGTAGGTTTAATCTTTCAATAAATAAGCTATTTGGTTTAGTTATTGACCTTTTAAATTGATCGATCAATCGTAATTGATTTTCATCTATATAGCTTTTTTGATTATCTATAAACTTAAGTTCAACAAAATTAACAGTATTTGATGAAATTATTTTATCATTAATAAAAGTATCTATATCAATAAAGTCTGCAAATTCTTCTTTGATTCTATCTGCTGGAACTGTGCTATCAATTCCGTAAAATGATACGGTTTTAAATGTATTACATAAAGTTTTAAGTTCTGATACATTTAAGGTTATGCCATTTTTAAGCCGAACATATCTTGTATTACAACTTTTATATAAAATACATAAAACTTTATCATTATCATCTTCTTCAATAGAGGCATAACTAGTATGTTTAAACTTATAATTATTATCTAATTGAAATACCATTAATCTAGAAGATGGGGCAGTATAAGCTCTGGATGAAGCTTTCGTAATCTCAGATAGTCGTCGAGGCTTCATTAAGTTTAAATTAATGCTCGTATTTAATTTTTCTTCTGTCACAGTATCAGTTAAACATATAACTTGAATCAAGTTTAAATTTGGATTTTGTTCGAAAGCTTTTTTTACATGACGAGCTGTTGGCTCTTTTAAAGATAAATCATTAATAAATAATTCTGTATTTACTTCAAAAGAGATACAATTATTGCCAGTAGATCTTGAAACTTTATTTGGATCAGTTCCATATCGTCTAGAATATTTTCCTTTGCCAAAAAAGAAAGTAGGACAGT